TGCCTGTCCTGCAAACATACCTGCTGATCCCGGTAACATATATTAATCCTCCTTAGCTCTAAATCTAGCTTTCTCTTCTATCCATCTCTTTAAAGCTTGATCAAACTTTTCAAAACGAAATCTAGACTCTCCTCGTTTATAGGTCTTATTTCTAAGCCACTCATCCCGAGCTTCTTCTAATCGTCCTAGTTTAATAAGTTTTCGGGTTGTTGGACTATGGCCCATCATTCCCCAATAAGTAGCATCAATAAGAGCTACTTGTATATAATCAGGATAGGTATGAAGATTGGGAAAAACTCTGTGTGTGGTTTCAGTTTTCTCTCTTATATCCATCTGAAATAGCTGGTGTACCTCTGCTTGGGTTAGTCCCTGTTCGCCTTTCATAATAGCTTGTGTGTTTAAAAGAGGATTAATATTTTGTAACATTCGTCTGGTTCTTGTAATAGAATCAGGTTTTCTTGGGTCTAAAAGATGCCCAATACCAATCGTTAAATACTTATCTTTTCCAGAATCCGCATAGATTTTATATGTGTTACCAACTTTACCCGGAATTCTTCGATTAGGGATTTCATTATCCATAATATATCCCTGTAACTCTGGTAAAAAATAAGCCTGTTCTAATAACATATTTAAATATTCTGGTTCAATGGGTTTAAATCTAGGATCAATTTGTTTATTACGAGGAAAACTATATAATGTTCTCTGTCCGTTTTCTTCTGCGTAATAAATTCGATGGGGATTAGGCCGTCCATCAATAACATCCTCAGATATGTCTTTTACAGCTACTCCTTCAGGTATTTTGGGTGGATCATGATAATGTAAATCCGATAGGAGAGCTAAGTGTAAAGTTGGGTGTCCGACTTTCTTTAGATACCTTCCTTCGTGCTTTCCTTTTGGAATTCTAGATGCACCATGCCACGTACCTTGGTACATACTACCAAGAGGAGGATCGTTTGGAAACTCTTGTTTAAACTGATTAAGTGTATAATCATCATAAAATGATTCTTGAGCATCATCAAAAGCACCAAATCGGACAATAGGCTGGGGTTGATCGGATGTAAACAAAGCCTTTGAAAATTCTTTTACTGGTAATGAGGCTAACATACCTAATTCTTCTTCAGAGTTACTTGAATTATAGCTTTGTTCCCATTGGGCTTTAAATTCTGGAGTATTAAATCCTGTAAAGCCCTCGTTTAATTCAGGATTCTGTTTGATCATTTTATTATATTCATTAGATGCTAAGGTTGTATCTTGACCAAACATTTAATCACCTCCAACTACGGCCTCTTTTAATGGACCATTTATTAGGTTGTTCTTGTGGATTAGACGGGTGTAATCTCATGGCTCCAGTAACCTTATCAGACAATACACCAAATATTCGTTTGTTACTTAACCATTCTTTTACTACTTCGTCTTGTTCTTTAGCTCTGTTCTTTGCAATAGCATGATCTACATTTAAGCCTAAAGTATCTTCCCAATAACTAACCGCCGCCGAGAGTACATCAACCCTATCATCGTGGGATAAACTACCCCTAGATGGTGTTAGCCGGGTTATTTGATATTGAGTTTCTTTATCTTTTATTGCTTTGGTATCAAAGACAAGTCTGTGCTGTGTGGTTACAGGCTCTAAAGCATTAACGATTCTAGCTTCCTTGGCTCCTGTTACTCTATAGTCTTCAATCGCTACTTGTCCACACATCTCAGCAACAATAGGACGTAATAACTGACAGAACATGGCATCACCAAAGTTGGACTCAACACGTATTAATCTTAATCCATATTGGTAAGCTAATTTAGAAATCTTTGTAAGCGTAACATCACTATAGCCACCCTCTAAACCTAATAACTCATGAATATAGATATATCCATTACACGTTGAGGCTATACAGATGGCAGTTTCGTCCTTCCCTCTTCCCGATGGATCTATAAACATTGCTGTTTGTGTATAGGGAGTGAATTGAGGGGATATCCACATTGGATCAAAGATCTTATCGCCCGCTAGTCCAAAAGAAGGTAGTGTTCTATTAGGAGTTGAGGATGCCCATATAACTTTTTCAGGGGCCATCTCAGGGTGTACATCAATAACAACAAGATCAGATAACTTTAGTGGATATTTAGCTGCATCAGCCAAGGTTGTATCTAACTTATAATGTAGTGAGAATAACCTCGGTCCAATTTTAGCTTGACGCTCTAACAGAATTTCCATAGGAAATCTTTCTGGTTGTGTAGGTGCGCCAATCTCTAATCCAGATTGTAATACCCATTCATTAACATCTTCGATTTCACTAGGCACATTAGGATCTGGCATAACGGCAGGAAACTTAGTAACATCATAACTATCCTTAAGAACATTATAGATACTCTCTTGAATCTGTGGTGTTCCTAGTAGAATAACTCTACCACCTACGTTTCTGATCTGCTCAAACTCATGTACTTTGTTTAATAATTTTTGTCTAGCAGCCGCAGTTTCACAGTTGCCCTCAATCTCAATATCATCACCGATAACATATTCAGCATGAGAACCTGTAATCTGAGAAGAAATTCCTCGGGCATAGCATGACTTATCCTGACCAATCTTATCTCTAGCTTCTACATTAAAAGCAAAAGCATTATCGGTAGTGTGATCCCCCGGTCTAAGATGTTCACAGTATGGGACAAGATCCATAATTTTACGGGTCATCGAAATAAACTCGGCTGCTTTATTTCCAGTAGCGGATACAACAAGAATGGTAGCATTAGAATCTCTTAGGAGAAACCATGAGGCTAGACAGGCGGTAATAACAGACTTACCAAAGCCACGGCCTGCCTGTAGCTGCATATCCTTAGGGCCGTCCTGTAGAGCCTCTGCCATCGCATATTGCGCAGCAGTAGGCTCACCTAGTCCTAAGTATTTAAAGCAAGCCCATAGGTGATTCCTAAAATCATCTACCATTTCTTGTGGAATTTTCATAAGTATTCCTTAAGTTCCAAATTTAAAAGGAGTATTCTCAAGCATATCTGTAATTTCATCTAAGATATCCTCAGGAATTTCATCGAGCTTATCTTTATTATCATTTACAATGCCGCGAATAACTTGATAAAGTCCGGGCGTACATTTACTAGGATCGTGTAGGTCTTCTAATAACTGTTGTAATAAGATATTGTTTAGTCGTGATACAAGATTTTTCTTTGACATTTCGTTGTTCCTTATACTACTATACCCGGTTATTGATCAATCAGGTCCGGGCCACTCACTATCAGAAATGTTTGACCATACGTTTAATCCATAGCGTTCACCATAGTCAGCACTCTCAGCAGCTAAACTCTCACCAACAGTATATCCAACTTCTCCACTATCGGCCTGTGTTAACGAAATATCATAAAGTGACGAAGTAGAATCTCCATTTTCAAAGACATTACCAATAAAAATAGATTTATTTACGTATTGATCTACACCAGTAGCCGTAGGATCATTGAAACGAATGTGAGAAGCGTCGGCATGAGACAGAGCAGAATAACTAAAGATGTTACTATTTATAGAGCATCTTGTAAACTGAAGATAGAAAAGATCTAGGTTGTGTGCGGCTGCATCAGCAAAATCAGCGGCCTCGCCTCTGATATTAAAGATATTATTATTTACTGCCCATCTATATGCATTAGCTCTTGCGCCCGATACGCCGGTTACATCAATATTAGTAGCCAAAACGGAACTAGTACTATCAGCGGTTACTATACAGATATTATTAGTAAGTACACAGTTATTCATAGTTGTACCAGCATTCACATGAAAATGAATAGACTTACCGAAACCATAAATAATATTGTCTGTTATTTGACTTGCATCGGCTGTTCTTACAGAATCCTCATTATAAATCTCAATGCCTTGGTCCGGTCTTAATTGTTTTGAAGAATAAATTCTATTTCCTCTTATTTTAAAAGAATAAAAGGGTATATAATTGTTATCGTCTGTGCCTAAAACTGCATCGCCAATAGCTCCAGTTAAAACATCATCAGCAGTAATAGCATTTATTAATTGAATACCTGTTGATAATACATTTTCTAAATGATTATTTAAAATCTCTGTGTCAAATGCTGCTACTACTATATTTCTACGATTATAGAAAGAAACCCCAAGATCATCTAATCCAGTTAAGAATTTTGTGGCCGTTGTTATATAATTATTTTCAATCTTAGCTCGTACAAAAGTAGCCCCTAACTGAATACCGACACCTCGTATACCTATAAATCTATTATCCTTAATAAGACAATAAGAACCACCTGTATGTTCATAAGTTGTTCCTCTTCTTGCAGCATGACCACTCGGAGAATATACGGCGTTACCGCCGCGACCACCAAAGATTGTGTTGTTAGAGATCGTAAGATATGGAGTAGTATTTCCTAATAAGATAATGTCTGCATCTGGATAGGCAGGGCCAGCATAAGTATTGGAATCAATCTTACAATTATTTACGTAATTTAACTCTACAATACCACCGGGACAATCCTCAAAATTACAATTATAAACCGTTACGTCAGAGCAATACCAAATCTCTAAAGCACGATTTAATCCTGAGACACCTACGGCTGTTGCGCCACCAACCGAAGCAACATGAACAATATCCCCAGAAGAGTACTGAAATGTATCTGCATCTACATCAACAGTTATAGTTTGTTCACCTCTAACATGATCATTATAATTAAAGTCTGCACTAGCAGTAGTACCACCGCCAAAGTAAACATAGTCACTTACTTCAAGATTATGTGCTGCTGAAGCAGCGGTATTAACAGTAACTACTGACGCTGAAGAATTAGTAAAACCATTATTATCTATAGCAACTTCAGCTATGGCATGACCTTTGAAGGTTACGCTCTCAATTCTAATATTATTATAAACATTTGTTATTTCTATTACAGTTGAGTTTGTCGTAAGCTGTGCAAGTATAGGGTTTAGTAAAACAATATCATTATCTGAAGAATTTACCGCAGTAACTTTTTGCATGTCACTAAAGAAGGTAGTTTTTAGGTCGGGGTTTGAATCTACAGAAGAAGTATCAGTATAATTAGAAATAAAATCTGTATTATCAGTATGATGCGCAATTTTTACCCAATCACCTATAGCAAAACTAGAGGCACTCGCAAAGCTTATTACATACTCTCCGATATTTACAGCGGCATTGGGATTGAGAGTACTTCCGAAACCCGGAGAACTGCTGCCAATCTTAAGGATGCTAAGTTTACTCTTATTAGTACCAGTATACTTAATTGTACCATTCTTAATCGTAACATTACTTCGGGTTAATGTTAGTTGAACGGTAGTTGCATAAGTCTTACCAGCAAGATCAATGACACTATAGTCTGATGCATTAAGGGTATTCTGTAGGGCTGTTGCATCGTCTGTTGCCCCATCGCCTATTGCCCCGAAGTCGAGCGGCGTGATGAACCCAGTATCCATCATTCGTAAATTAGTTTTAGTAAGTGCCATTTAAAGTTTCTCCTAAAGATAAAAGTATTAACAATTATGTTGAGTAATAGTATCCGTATAAGGTCGATCCATAGTTTCCTTGATATTTTACATTAGTGTTACTAGCATAACCAAATAAACCAATCTTTACCTTTGTTCCTATCCCACCGTCGTAAGTAGAAACATCATCTGCTGTTATAGTATATTTAAACTCAATAGGCATGTAAAGAACTGTTTGTGCAGAAATCCAGAAGTATCTATAATGATTGCTACCGACATCACCATTATCGTCTGTAATATCTGTTCCGCCATCGAGGGTGGTTGGCATTACTTCGGAGCTAGTAAAGTTTTTAATAAGTCTAACCTGAACATATCTACTATTTGTGGTAGTATTCTGCATATACCAAGGTATATTAGCACTAATCATTACAATATCACCCGCTTTTCTGGGTGTTATTTCTAGTACTTGTCCTAGACTTTTCCAAGTGGTTGTCATAGCATTTGCACTATCATGGTTATTTTCTGTTTTTCTTGATATAATTTCGAGTAATCTTAATTCAGCTTCACCATTATGGGTTGTAGAACCAACTACATCTAAAGTACCAGCAATAGTTGTATTTCCAGTAGCCTCATCTACAGTAAACTTATTAGTATTAACCGCAAAATCCTTAACAACATTTACAGTGCTTCCAGAGGATGTAATGTCTCCTCCATCTATAGAGATGTCTCCACCTACTGTTATATCGCCTGTAGTTGTAACTGTAGTTGCACTTAAGTCTCCTACTGAAGCAGCAATACTAGTTGTAACCATAACACCAAAGCAAACAAAGTAAAGCTCTGCTTCATCTGGTGGAGCCGTAGTAAATGTAAGAGTATCTCCTGATATAGAATACGTATTAGCTGGTTGAACAATACCATCTATAGTAACGAACCATGCACTTGCTACGGTAGAATTTGGGAGTACTGCATCACCCACAGCAAAAGCTACTATAGTACCATCAGGAGCAAGATCAATAGCATATTCTCCCGCTCCTCCAGTATACCAAATCTGAGGAGTTGAAACAATACTAGAGTTTGTCCACTTACTAGTATCATTATCCCAAGCAATAATATCGCCAAGGGCAGGTGTAGCGGAAATGTTTTCATTACCTATATGTTCCATGCCAATGGTTCCGCTTTCCCATGCACTACCGCTGTACTTAAGAATATGGTTGGAAGCGGCAGCACCACTGAACCATCCCGAATCAACATAAGTTTTAGTAGCAGCATCAGTACCACCCGTAGGCGTAGCAAGGGCAGTAATCTTATTACTACCTAAATTAAATTCACCAGTTGCAACCCGAGAGCCATCATGCTTAAAATATGCGGTATCATCTAAGGTAGCCGTAGCTCCCGCGTTATACCATGCTGAGCCATTATATCGGATGTCTTCGCCTACAGTTACTTCCATTTCCGTTCCGCCAGTAGGAGTAACAAAACCAGATCATGTAATAATATCTACAGAATCGCCCCCAGCAAACCCCCCTCCTCCTCCACTCCCGGTAGGGAATGAACTTTGGGTA